ATGACGTATACGCTTCACGCACCCTGGGACTTCGCAAAGGAAATCCGCTCGAGCGCACTGAGGTTCGTCGCCTTCGCGATCTTGATTGCAAACCTCCTGCTCGGTGGAAGCGAGGGAACCAGAGACACGCACTACGTCGTCGTCATCGCCTATTTCATCATCAGCATCGTTTCGGTCGCGACCGCACTGTTTCTCCCCGGCCGTTTCTGGCTCAAGACGCTGTTCGTCGTTCTGGACGGGCTGCTCGTCGCGGCGATCCTTTACGCCTATATCCTCGCTCCGGCCTCCGAGGACCATAACCTGACCACGACCAGCCTCGTGGTCGGTTTCGTCCTGCTCATCCACGCCGGCCTCCAGCTCGACCGCCGCCTCGTTCTCACTTTTTCCGGGATCGTCCTCGTCTCCTGGGTGGCCATGCTGGCCATCTCGGCGGTGAGACACGGGGCCAGAGACGTCATGGCGCTGCTTTCTTCCTTCTTCAGTCAGGACTTCGGGCTGACGGTGAGCTTCGGCTTCACAGCCTTTGCCACCTACCTGCTTGCGAGGGATCACGACCGGACGCGCAACGAGGCGCTCGAAGCGGACCAGCGGCGTCGCAATCTCTCGCGGTTCTTCTCGCCGCTGATCGTGGCGGAACTGCAGAAAGGCGGCGATGCTTTCGGCCTCGGCCGGCGCAACGCGGCGATCATGTTCGTCGACCTGCGCGACTTCACCAGATTCGCCGAGACTGCCACCGCCGGCGATCTGGCCTCCGTTCTGGCGGAATACCGCCGGTTCGTCTCCCAGACGATCTTCGATCATGGGGGGACCGTCGACAAGTTCATCGGAGACGGTGTCATGGCCGTGTTCGGGCAGCCGCGGCCCATGGAAAACGATGCCGACCGGGCACTCGCCTGTGCGCTGGATCTGGTCGATGCGCTCGACGACTGGAGGAACCACAACCTCTCGAACGGCTATCCCACCCTCGATGCCGTCATCGGCCTGCACTACGGCACGGTCGTCGGAGGCGTTCTGGACAGCGGCGTCCACAGCGAGTTCACCGTGATAGGCGATGCGGTGAACGTGGCGCAGAGACTCGAAACCCTGGCCAAGTCGCTCGACGCTCCGCTTGTGATCTCGCTTGCGCTGAACGAGCGGCTGCAAGGCCCGATCCCGACAGCCGAGTGGATGTCCCTGAAATCAGCCGCCCTGGCGGGCCGGCGGCTCCCCGTCGACGTCTGGTACCTGCCACGGCAAACGCAGGCGTAAGGCATCGGCCTTCATGGCTGGTAAATAGCTGTTCGCTAGAGAAAACTGGTGCTGCTAGAGAGATTTGAACTCTCGGCCTCTCCCTTACCAAGGAAGACGTTAGCAGCTGAGAAGCAGTTGAATCCGTTGAGGCAATCAAAACACCAAGTCAAGCGTGCACAGAAAATGCACCATTAGCCTTCCATGGCAGGCTCCACCTTGCCCACAGCTTCGTCCATCACCGCCTGCACATTCTTCAAGTTCCTGAAGTAGCTTTTGAGGGCGAGGCCGAGGGGGTCGAGATCTTTCTGATCATTCGTCAACTGAACCTGCTTCCGAAGGTCGTTAATCGACGTCTTCAGGCTTTTCACAGCGTCCGCGGGCGGACCTTGAAGATACGTGAAGCCGTCAAGATTCGAGTACAGGCTCCTGAGAGCGGCTGCCAATTCTTGCTGCTTTTCGGCATTGACTTTTCCGTTCGTGCCCAACTGCAGCGTGAAAGTGCTCAGCGCTTCCTCGAATTTTCGCTTGTCGGCGATTATTGCTTTGTAGTCTTCGACTTGAAGCTCCGCGACGCGGTTCACTTTGGCTTCATAGAGAGAGAAATAGGTGGCAAGCCCTCCGGTACCCAAACCGGTGACCATGGACATCCCCACGGTAAGGAGAAGATGCTGCCGCGCAAACTCTTTGATGGCGTTCCACATCGTCCAGATCCTGCCCAAACGGCCCTGTCGTTCTTATATAGGAAGATCGTTGCTGAATTCTAATCCGCTTTCCGCCCTTGCTTCTTCACCACAACTCCGGTTCGAAGTCCAACGGTATTCTTCGTGGCCTCACGACGCGGGCAGATGATATCCTCCCACAGATGGAGATTGGCATACATCTCCATGGTTTCACGAAGATCGGCCTCCAACTGCTCATCGCAGAAAGAGCGGTTGCTATTGGCTGAATTTTGAACTTGCAGGTCAACGGCCTCTTGGGCGGTCAGCCCTGCGCCTGACAAGGCCAACATTGCGGAAACATAACCGGCAAGCAGAGCCACCTTCATCGGCCGTCCGAAATAGCCGGGCGAGTGGATCTCGACATTGACACCACCAAAATACCGCTTGTCGTAGAACCTCTCAATGGCTTCGTGAAACCCGAGGCCCAGAAACTCTCCTAAGCGTCCATCTTTGAGTGCAATGTATTGAGACGCGAAGTAGTTCGTCAGGTCGACCGCTTTGTTCAGGTCGTAAAGATCGATCTCGTCGTGAGTTACTTGTATCAAGTTTCCCGAAGTATCACCCCAGACATAATCTCCGTAAGCTATGTTGTAGATTTCGCGACGGTCTTCCTCTCGAGACACCTGAATGATCGCTTGCCGATTCTGCATCAGGCGAACTAGTCGACGATTGAATTGAGATTTCGCCAATGCTGCAGGCAACCAGGCTACACGCCGTGCAGGTATTGGCTCAAAAGGATACCGAGCAGTGCTCACTTTAAATTCAGGGTCAAAGTCACCAACGAATTCGCCAATCCATACTGTTGAATTGTAGCCACGACCCGGGACGACTATTAGGTCGCCGGGTCGCGCTTCACCGTATAAACCAATGATGGCATGTAAAACTTTTGGCGGATTCGGAGACGGATTCATCACGGCATATTCTTCGGGATTTCGGGACGGTCGTTCCCCGTCTCTGCCTCCGGATCTGATCCACCCGGATATCCTTCTCGCCATTCTGATGCGGTTGCGGACGGCCTCACTGTCTTCTAACGGGGCACTCTCGAACTGTATTCCGGGTAGGTCTAGGAAGACGGAATTGGACGCAATGAAATCGTTGTAAAAAAGTTTGCCGCGACCAGGATGAAGAACATAGATGCGATGGTCTTCGGGCAAAATGCGAATTTCGGGATCTATGATGATAGACATATGCGGCTCCGTCCCCGTCGAGGTTTTCGGATATCGCATAAACCTACGATTGTCATGCTGCTCTCTGGCGCATCGACCAGTTTGGCACAAGTTTCGAACAGTCGCGATTTGATCGCAAGCCGCCGGCAGTGTCACCGATTTGAAACGGCAACCCTTTCCGACCTTGCTCCCCATTTCACCAAACGTCGAGACCAATAGACCGGGTCCCGCCACCATTCCTGCTCGCGCCAGAGCGGCGGCACGGGAAGCGTATTGATTGCTTCGATCAACGGCTGTTGCGGGACGTGGGTGTAGTGGCGGCTCATGTCGTCGGCGGCGTGTCCGAGGATCTGGTCCTTGATGTAAGGGTGGATGCCGTTGACTACGAGTTGCGTCGAAACGGTATGGCGGCCGGTATATGGCGATATATCAGTGATCGTGATGCCGCGCTTCTTGAGGCGATTTCTGGCACCTGCAATTGCGCTCGAGATCTGGCCGCCGAATTCCTCTGTCGGCGGGTAGGGCTCTCCCTTATGCGTGCGGAAGAGGATGCCGCCACGCGCAACGAGCGCCTCGAGCAAGGGCACGAGGAACTCATGGACAGGAACGCCGCGCGGCTCACCGGTCTTGCTGGCATCCAGTGTTATCCACCGGTCGGCAACATTCACATCCTGGGCCTCGAGCATGAAAAGCTCGATCGGTCGCATGCCGGTGTAGAACAGCGCAGTCATCAACTGAGCGGGCGCAGGCGACATAGCGGCGACGAACTGGGCTGCCCGGTCGTAGCTGGTCGGCTTGGTGCCGGCACGCGTTTTCAGTTTTACTATGTTGGTGCCCTTGGCTTTGCGCGGCCGCTTCCATTGGCGCACCTCGGCCCATTGGTTCGAGGCGGCATGGTTCCAGACGGCGATGAACGGCGTGTAGCACTGGCGGTTGCGGGTCTCGGCCGAGGCGTGTGGAAAGAGGATGCGAGCGGCCGCGTCCAGGTCGGACTGTGTCAGGTCTTTCAGGAGCTTTCCGCGGAAGTGGGCGGCGATGCCGCTTACCTTGCCGGTTTGCGGCGAGACTTTGATCAGAAACCGTTCTGAACCGCCGGACTTGATGTAAGATTCCGTTGCCTCTTCGAAGGTGATAAGGGCCTTCTTGCCGTGAACGCTCTCGTTCAGAAGCCGGCTTTCCGTTTTGATCCGGATCGCTTCCGCGACTTCTCGGTCGCGCGTGCCAGTAGACTCGAATACGCTTTGTCCGCGGACGGTGCCCCGGATGTACCAATTGTCCGAGTTTCCACGTTTCGTGAGCTTGAGGGGCATCTCTTCACATCCCAGATGGCTAACAAATCGCTTTCACTGAAGAGGAGATCGCGACCATCGATAGTGCATAGACCTTCCCGCTTGGCAACCTTTGCGATCGCGCGACCAGTCATTCTGAGGTACGCGCTTGCCTCCTCGAGGGTATAGATACGCCCGAGAGGGCCGTCATTCGAGGCGGGGCCGCTCATCACGGCGCCTCCTTTTCCCGGATCAGCTTGACCTTCTTTACGTAGCCGCCGGGATGGGCGGCGCGCGCCTTCTTCTCGGCGATCAGGCTGTTGCCTGCAGAAATGTCGAAGGTTTTCCCGTCGTGGAAATGGACGCGAAAGCGGGGGAGCGTGGTGTTCGTCATGGGCCGCCTCACACACGCATCGGCATCAGAACGATGAGGTTTTCACGGCTGCCGCCGACGCTGCGGAGAACTGCCGGATCACCAGGTGAGCCGAGGCCGATCTCGAACTGGTCGCCAGGCAGATGCGCGAGCGCGTCGGCGACGTAGCGGGCGTTGAAGCCGATCGACAAATCTGCTTGCCCTTCAAAGGTGACCTCGTCCTCCGCTTCACCGGCGTCCGGATTGTTGACGGTCAGCTTGAGGACCTGCTCGCCGAAACTGAAAAGCACGGCGCGGCCGCGCTCGCCGCCCGAGACCGTGGCGACACGGTCGATAGAGGTGGATAGCGCCTGCACATCGATCGTGGCGAGCATTTCGTGTTGCGTGGGAATGACGCGCTGATAGTCCGGGAAGGTACCGTCTATGAGCTTCGAGGTCAGCGTCGTGTCGCCGGCGGCTATTCTGATTACGTTATCCGATACCTGAAGGTGGATGGGGCCTACCTTCGCCAGGATCTTCGAGATAACCTTGACCGCACCGCGGGGAATGATCACGCCAGGCATTGCGGCGTCGATCTCGGTGCGAATGATCCGCTTCGAGAGGCGGTGCCCGTCGGTGGCAACGAGGCAAACGCCATCCTCGACCGGGTGTGTGAAGATGCCGTTGAGGTAGTACCGGGTTTCCTCCGTCGACACGGCAAAGCCAACATCCGCGAGCGCGGCCGCGAGTTCGGTGGCCGGCAGCGTGAGGCTGTAGGGGAGTTCGCCGACCTTCATCGTCGGAAAGTCGTCTGCCGGCAGGACTGGCAACTTGAAGCGCGATCGGCCCGCCTTCAGCGTTACACCCGTCAGGCCATTCGTGCGGTCAGGCAGAATGGCAATTTCTGCGCGGTCCGGGAGCTTGTTGACGATGTCGGAGAGCGTCCCGGCCGGGACAGTGAACGCCTCAAAGTCGCTATCGACCTCGGCCGAGAAGCGGACCGTGGCTTCGATGTCGAGATTAGTGAAGCGCGCGATCAGTTTGTCGCTGCTGGCGCTGTCATTTTCGAACAGAACGTACTGCAGGATCGGGATTGTCGACCGTCGTTCGACGATACTGTTGGTAATTGCGAGGGCCGAAGCCATCGCCGCTTGCTCAGCCTTGAACATGGGGAACCTCGGGGAAAGAGGCGGCGCCAGGCGCCGCCCGTGCTGATATCAATCAGGCGCTCGGCATCTCGGGCGTGCCTTGGAAGTGCGGCAGGTCCGTCTCGTGGGCGACGCGTTCCAGATCGCGCATCACCTGCTGCGTGATATGCACGTCCGGTCGGTAGAGCTGGCAAATCCAGAGGACCTTGCCTCCGGAGACGCGGTAACGCAGCCGCACCGGAATGCGCGTCGGGTCTCCCATGAAGAACGGGGCGATCGAGAGAATGAACATGCCGGGCACGGTGAGCTTGTTGCCCTGCGCGTCGCGATGCTCCTCGTCCCAGGTGATCTCGCCTTCGCCGCTTTGCAGCACAACGTTGTTTTTGACGCGGGTCTCGGCATGCACCTGCAGGCCGCGGGAGAGGGCTACGAGCTCGTTGGGATAGGCGACCTTGAAGCCAAACTTTCCTCGGAAGTCCTCGGCCTCGAAGCTGTCGGGGGCGGAAAGCTCGGTGATGTGGTCTTCGATGAACTCTGCGAATTCCACCTGCTCGAGCGGCTTGCTGTTGATCTTGACCCAGGCCTTCCATTCCTCCGAGAGCGGGAATTCATAATGGGCCCGGTGCTTGCCATTGTCCGCCAGGCCGCCGTTCTTCGCTTCGTGGTAGTCGAAAACGGCAGTGATGGATGGCTTCTCCCAGTTGGTCTCGGCGAAGATGGCGCTATGCTCGGTCTTATGGCGATCGATCAGTGAGATGAGACTCTCGAGCGTCGCCACCTTCGCGGTTCCACTCTTGCGACGCGGATGCTCGCGGTAGCGCTCGAAGAGATCCGCAACGTTCGATACAGCTCCGGACTTGCGGTCGACGAACACGGGGATGGTTGACGGTACGCCCGGGATAGCGGTCGAGAGCGACAAGGTCGCAATCTGCGAGCCGGCGCGGTCGGAGAGATCATGGATCGCGGCGATATCGAGTGCGACGTAAGGCTTGTTCTGCGTTTCAGTCATTTTTCATTCCTTTTGGAGCTGGAGAGGGGATCAGGCGCGCGAACGTTCGCTGACGTCGCGCGGGCCTGAAAACATGTCGTGCTGCTGGGGATGCTCGGTCGAAAGCGCGCCGCTCTCGGTGACCCAATAGACCGACGACTTCCGCGCCCGTTTCGGGGTCTTGGTCGTGATGTCGGCATTGATGGTGACCATGCCGTTGGCGACGGCGAAATCGAGCTTCAGCGTCAGGTTGCCCTTGTGCACGACCTTGGGGTTGTCTTCGGACATGGCGCCGAGTTCACCCAATGTCTCGGTGAGTTTCGTGCTCATTTCCTGATTGAGTTCGCCGCCCTCGAGCATGCCGATGAGCGCCTGACTGTCTCGTATGATTTTCATGGAAGTCCCTCGTTAGAATGGGATGTCGTCTGCGAGCTCGCGCTCGAATGACTGGGAAGGTTGTGAGGAGGAGCGGCCGGCGCCTCGATCGCCGTCGATGCCATAGTCCTCGGGGCCATCGCCGCCGGCGCGATAGCCAGAGCCTTCGCGGCGGCCGTCGAGCATGGTGAGGGTGGCGTTGAAGCCCTGCAGGACGACCTCGGTTGAGTATCGGTCGTGCCCTTGGTTGTCCTGCCACTTGCGCGTCTGGAGCTGCCCCTCGACGTAGACCTTGGCGCCCTTCTTCAGATATTCCTCGGCAATCTTTGCGAGGCTCTCATTGAAGATGACGACGCGGTGCCACTCGGTCTTTTCGCGGCGCTCGCCGGTCGACCGGTCGCGCCAGGTTTCCGAGGTCGCGATGTTGATCGTGGCGATAGGCCTGCCGTCTTGGGTGCGGCGCACTTCCGGGTCGCCGCCGAGATTGCCGATGAGAATGACCTTGTTGACCGAACCTGCCATTGGTCACCTCGAAGATCTGACCGCAGCAGCGGTGGCCGCCTGACCAATGACGCGCCCGTCGCCGATGAGGCGATAGGCGAGCTTCCGGAACTCCTCCTCGGCCTTCATTGGCGCCCATGGCTTGATGGCGCTGGTGAGGTTCGGAGGTTTCGATTTCGGGAACCGTTCGCCGGCGCGCCGGCCGAAGAGCGCAATCGCCTCGGCGCGGCACATCCTGGCGTCCATTGATTTCACCAGCGCCGCCTGCTTTTGCGTCCAGGCCTCGGGACCGGGCAGGCCGGCGGCGTTGTAGATCACCTCATCCCAGGCGGACTTGCAGGTCGCCACGGCGTCAATCATCCGCTCTTCGCCATAAAAGTGGTGGGAAGCAGATGAATAGAGTTCCTGGGAAGGCCGGGACTGGTCGCCAACAATGTACTCGTGGCCGTCATGCAGAAGGAATAGCGCGCCGTCGGCAGGCGAGCCGCCCTCATTGATAATCGCCTGGGCACCCATGACGCAGTGCTGAGCAACCGAGAGTGCTACTCCTGGATTGCGGCCGTCGAAGCGCGCGATCTTCGACAGCACATTGCCCATTTCGAGGAAGCACACGACCTCCGGTCGAGGATCTGCGATGTCGATAACCGAGCCGTCGGGAGCAAAAGACCAGATCGGCTCAGGGGAAAGACGCATGACTGCAGTCATCCTCACCTCCGGTCAGCAGAGGCGATGCGGCGATCGAGATCGACGAGCGCGTCAGTTACGCCGTGTCCGAGCCAGCCGATCGACATGCAGGTGACGGCAAAGACCACGAGGACAGCGCGATAGGTCCAGATCGGTGTATCGCGGATATTGACCTGTGGCGGAGCGGCGTCCGCAAAGGGTGTGAAGTGATCCATGATCAGGCCACCCGGCGTTCGTAACGGCGGGCAACGCGCTCGATGACGGCTGGACCGTCCCGCTGGATCTCAGCGTCGGTGAAGCCGCGCTGGCGTAGGTCCCTTTCGGTGCAGCCGGGACCAATCGCGAGCACGATATCTTCCATGGAATGCATCCGCTGGGAGCGGGTAGTGCCAAGAGCAACAAGCATGTGCATCTCCGGTTTGAGTGGGGGTGGAGCCCTCAGGATCCGGAGCGATTGCGGCCGCCGCGCTCCCGAGGAATGACGGCGAAGATAATTCGGTATATGTACCACGTCAACAACGAATAGGTACATGTACCGATTTTTGTTTAAGCTGAAAGATTGTGGTGTTTGGTATGAAAACCGCTTCTGCTAGTGATTCGACAATAAAAAACCCCGCCGCAGCGGGGTTGAAGTCGAGGCTCGGGTCGGCTCTCACATGTCTATGTAGGATCTTCCGACGCGACCGAAAACGCGAGGTATGTTGCCGCCCTCCATGAAGATCGGCTCATGGTTAGGGTTCGTGGATACCGGCTCGAAGCGGGTCGGGCTCTGGCGATACCTCTTGTATGTCGCCCCTCCTTCGCCGTCCTCGATCACATAGCAGGCGTTCGGGACGAGACGTTTGTCGCGGCGGTTGACCAGGATGATAGATTCGGGCGGCGAGATCCTGTCCATCGAATCGCCCTCGACCTTCAGTGCCACCCAATCGCCTGGTGGAAGGCCGGCAACGGCGATCTTTTCGAAGTCATCCGTCGGCATAACTGCGTCCGATGCGGCGAATGCGCCGGCGCTCACCCATGAAATCTTCGGAACGGTCAGCATCGAAGAGGTGTTGGGTACATCGTCGAGCTCCTCCGGGCCCGCTTCATAGGCGAGCCATTCCGGAGTGGTGCGCAGCGCAGGAGCGATAAGGCTCAGGGTCTCGATGCGCGGCATGGCGCCTCTGCGCCAGTTGCGGATCGTCCCGACCTTGGCGCCTGCGGCTTGCTCCGCAGCGTGCTCCGACAGCCCGAGCTTCTCGCGGCGAATGCGCACGCGGTCGAGAATCTGTTCAAGTGTGTTTGTGGTCACCATCGTATCCATATCGGTAAATATACCGCATTTGAGAAAAATTGCGATGGGTACATAGACCGTTGACAATTCGGTACATGTACCACATAAGGGCTACATGAAGATCATCGACACTCTACTTTTGGTATCGGATGCCTTCTGCGCCTCTACGGGGATCGCGGAAGCGACGCTCTCTTCTCGCGTGTTCAATGACGGCAAGCGACTTGCCGCCGTACGGGCCGGTAAGGATATCGGTGCCCGGCGTGTCGAACGCGCGATGCACTGGTTCTCTGAGAACTGGCCCGATGGCGCCGAATGGCCCCTTCGTGTTGCTCGCCCGGCTGCTGTTCTGGAGGCGGCGGAATGAACATCCCCCTCTCAGACTTGCGGCGAGGATTTGGCCCCTGCGCCTCGCTGCAAGGCGGGAGCCGCGCAATCCTCCTGCGCGCTCCCGCCACCGTTTTCCGTTCTGCGTATCCATGCGGTCCTCCGTGATCTGCTGACGGACTGAACCTCTCACCCTCGAAGCCTTCCCGCCATGGGAAAACCCGACCGGAATTCCCGGCACGGGAACGTGTTTTTCATTGCCTGGAGACCTGCATGTCTGTTTCCGAAACGTGGAACTATCGCATCAAGGCCGCTCAGAGAGACTTGATCAAACGCGCCGGCGGGATCGAGCGGGCAGCAGAGCTTACAGCCTTCTCGAAGAGCCAGGTCGGCCGGTGGAACAATGCTGCCGATCCGGACCTCATGCCGCTAGTCGCTGTCGTGGTGCTGGAGGCGGATACGGGAGCCGCGCTCGTTACCGCGATCATGGCGGAAATCAATGGGCGGAGGCTTAGCGATCCGGAGGAGGAGAAGCGTGGTCAGGCCACCGTGTTCGCTACCTTTGCAGAGGCAAAGCGCCACGACGCTGAGCTGACCCATTCCTTCTCGATGGCGATCGCCGACGCTTACATCTCCTCATCGGAAGCGGAGGTGGCTGACCGCAAGGCCGCAGCTCAGATCGAGGCACTAACAGAATTCAGGGCCTCTCTTGCAGCGGTCAAGGCGCAAGGCGGTTCCAAAGCCGGCTTGAGGGTCGTCGGCGATGACTGATGCACCCTTGGAATACGCCTCGTTTCTGGCTGACAAGATCCAGGTGCCGGCCGAGTGCGTCGTCATCCAGGTATGCGAAGAAGGGATGGCGGCGTGAATGTGGCTCTACGTCCCGAACACCTCAACATCATCTCCATCTGCACCGGAGGAGCTGGTCTCGATCTCGGCGTCGAGCTGGCAATTGGATGCGCTCGCGTCGTCTGCATGGTGGAGAGGGAAGCCTTCGCCGTCACGCACCTGGTTTCAGCGATGCAACAAGGTCTCCTGGCTCAAGCTCCTATTTGGAGTGATGCCCGAACCTTCGATGGGCGCGCATGGCGTGGCGCAGTGGACGGCATCATTGGTGGCATCCCGTGTCAGCCTCACAGCCTTGCCGGTAAGCGGCTCGGAGAGGAAGACGAACGAGACCTCTGGTCAGACGCACGGCGCATCATCGTGCAATCGGGCGCATGGTTCGTCCTCATCGAGAACGTCCGTGGGATGCTGTCTTCGGGCGGCGCGGAACGTGTCTGGCGAGACCTTCACCGCTTGGGCTTCGAGGTTGAGGGAGGATTGTTCACGGCGTCGGAAATTGGCGATAGCCAAGAAAGGGAGCGATTTTTCGTCCTCGCTGTGGCCGACGCCCGCTGCACGCGACCACAAGGGAACCAACAGCCCGGATCATCTGCAGAACGGAACGGGTCGGCTCCACCTCGACCAGTTGCCGAACTTCGTCGAGCACGTCTTTTCCCTCCAGCTCCAAGTGATCTCGACGGGTGGCGAGCAGTCTCGGCCGGCACGCCGCACCTTAAACCCGAGCTTTGTCGAATGGCTGATGGGCTGGCCACCCGGGTGGACAGACTCCGCATGCTCGGCAACGGAGTTGTCCCGCTTCAAGCAGCGTATGCGATCCGCACTCTTGCAACTCGGCTTGCCGCGCGAGGCTCCGCCGGCGCAGCTCGCCTTGTTCGGATGATGGAGGCCGCAGAATGAGCGAGGATGTCCGTCTCTATATCGTGACCGATGATCCGGCGAAAGCTTCTCTCGATGTGCTTGGCTGCTTTCTGTCCGAAGTTCCTTCCTTCATCCGGATCGTCACTGATGCCGCGCAAGTTTCAGGCATTCCCCCCGGTTCCCGGTGCCTTGGATATTGGTGCGCGTGGAACGGTCGCCGCCTGAGCGACGCGCAGCTCGCATGGGAGGAGCTCAGATCCTTCGGAGACCCAAGAATCGAAGGCGTCAGCGAGTATTTCTTCTCACGCATCGACGAGTGGAATGCCAAGCGCCGCCAGGCTGAGTGCGATCGGCTCGCTTCGATTGTCGCCGAATATCAAGGCGGTGCAGCCGCCGAAAATCCCCAAAAACAGAGGTGGTTCTAATGTTGCTGTTCGCCGAGATCGCACTCGATGCGGCCCGCTTTGCCTCAATGGCGCCGGAGCTTCGAACTGAGGCCGTTCTGCTGGCAATGGAACGTGGCAAAACCGCTGCGGAGATAGCCAGAGCGGTTGGCTCCACTGCGCCCGAAATCCACCAGGTCGCAAGCGCGACCTATCTCTTCCAGCTGAGCACGGATCGGACCATGCCTGCCGACGATGCCGAAGAAGAGCGTCCGAAGCACACCGGGCGCCCTTCCGGCACTGGCACGGCGTTCAAGATCCTCGATCTTCTCACCGAGGCCGGAGGCAACGGTCTCGCGGCGAGCTCGGACACCTTGGCGAAGACGCTCTCCGTCTCCGAGCGTCAGGTTCAGCGCGCCATGAACCGTCTGCTCAGCGAAAACTTCATTGTTCGCCTGAAGGCCCCCTCCGGAAAATCCCCGGCAGTCTGGACCATCACGGCCGATGGCATGAGCGTCAGAGACGAGGTCGCGGCGAGGCAGGGTCGATGAGAGAGGGAGCCGCACGCATCCTCCTCGTCGTCGCCCCGTCGATCATCGAGTGCTACCGCACGGTGCAGTATTTCGGGATCGATCTCGGCGAACACGCCGGGCAGCTCCGGCACATCAGCCGCCCCTATTCGCTGATCGGTTGGAAGCGGGGCACGGCCTTCGTCACCCGCGACCGTGACTCCTGGTCCACCGAAACCGGCACTGCACTCGATCAGGCGCTTTGGGCGCTCACCCTATCAGGCCAGCTTCGTATCGCCGGCGAACACGACCTGGCACCGCTGCGCCCGTGCTTAGTGGCCGCGGCTCTCCCCAAATCGACCCCAATTCCGAGGATTTCGCGAGGATGAGCGTGAGCATCGATGAATTTGTTGAACGCGCAAAGGCGGTGACCGTCTCTCAGGCCGCCGCGCTGCTGGGCTATAAACTCGGCAAGCAGGAGTACGCTGGACCATGTCCAAGATGCGGGCAGGGCAAGGATCGCTTCTCGATCAATGCGGGAAAGCAGGTCTTCAATTGCCGCAGCTGCGGCGGAGGCCGGGATGGTATCGGCCTTATGGCGCACGTCCATGACCTCGACCTGAAATCGCGCACAGGGTTTCTGGAGGCGTGCTCGGCCGCTCTTGGCAATGAACCGATACCAGACGGCGGAGAGCGCGAAACTGATGAAGAGCGGTCGGATCGCTTGGCGAGGCTCGCCAATATCAAGGCTCAAGCCGCGAAAGATGCGCAAGAAGCTGCAGAGAAGCAGGCGGCGTTTCGTGAGCGCGAGGTTAACAAGGCGCGTGGCATCTATCTCGGCGCCACCCTGATAACCGGCGAGCATGGGCGCGTGTTGCGCGAGTATCTGCGTCGGCGAACCGGCTTTACGATGCCGCCGGGCGTTTTTGAGAATGTCCGTTTCAGCGCCAGGCACACCTACTGGCAGAGGGATGAGTTCGGTCGGCAGGCGGAGCATTACTGCGGGCCGGCGATGATCGCTCCGTTCGTCACGCTGGAAGGCAGGATCACAGGCTGCCACGAAACGTGGATCGACCTTTCCTGCGGCCCCAAGTTTCGGCCCGATCTCGGCCTGGACGAGAAAGGAAACCGGCTTGCGACGAAAAAGATGCGCGGCACGAAGAAGGGCTCGCTCATCCCCATCCATGGCGGCATGACCGCCCTTCGCTGGGTGATCGGCGAAGGAATCGAGACCGTTGCTGCTTTCGCCGCGGCCGAGGGCTGGCGGGCGGACACGTTCTATTGCGTTACGGGCGACCTCGGAAACCTTGCCGGTCCGGCAGATCGAGAATCGTGGTTCTACCACGACACGATCACCAAGGAGGATGCGAGCGGTCGCGCGATGCCAGTCCGTGTTCAGGGGCCGGTACCGAAGGCCGATCAGCTTCCTTCCGATGCGGTGCAGGCGCCATCACACGTGTCGGAGATCCTTCTCCTTGCTGACGGCGATAGCGAGCCGGTTGCCACCGCGGCTGCCATGGTCCGCGCTGAAACGAGGCTCGCCGCACCGGATCGACTGGTCCACACGTGCTGGCCGCCGGCTGGGGAGGATTTCGCCAGTGCGATCTCCAAAGCGATGTTCCTGGAGGCCGCAGAGTGAGCGATACGAAATCGAAGTCAGGCATTCCGGAAACTGTCCGCCGGATGATCGCGCTCGCGGGCGCCCAGCGTTCGGGATATGCCGGAAACCCGGACCCTTTGATCATTAGCGAGCCGGAACATGAGATAGAGCCCCTTGTGCTCTCGCCGGAGGAAATCCGCGAGGAATGCAGCCGTGAGCCGGAAACCGACATCGGCAATGCGAGAAGACTGCTGACGCGGTTCGGCGACAAGATCATGCACGTCACCAAGGTCGGTTGGCACGGCTACACCGGAACTCGGTGGCTCGAGGATGCGTCCGGCGCCGTCGTTCGCGCCTTTGCCCATCAGACGGCCGAGGCAATTGATGACGAGGCGATTAACCTCGATTGCTCCCTGGACGAGCAGGCGAAGATCGAGGCCGGTCGACTAGCGCTGGCAAAGATGAAGGACATGGGGAAACCGCCCTCGGTTAGCGCGGAAGTTGATGACGAGCGCGTCAAGGAACTCGACAACCTGATCGCCGAAATGGTCGAGGCGGAGAAGGCGAAGATCCGCATGGGGTCGCCGAGCAAGAAATGGGATGACGAGGAGCATGCCGAGTTTCAGCGGCTCAAGGACGTGATCAAGGTCGGGAAGCAGGCCGAGCGTGAAAAGAAGAAGATGCTCGACGCCACCTCCTCATGGACCGCAGAGCAGTACGAGGAATATGCGAAGCTCTCCGACATCGTCGAGGCGATGGACAAGGTTCAGGGCGATCGTGCCGGGCGGATATCGTCCCGCCACAATCACGCGAAGAGCTCGGCCGGGACGTCGAAGATCAACAACATGCTCACCGAGGCCATCCCCTACGTGAGCAAGGAAGTCAACGATCTCAATCGCGATCTCTATGCTGTCAATTGCCTCAGCGGAACGTTGCGCTTCTTCTGTACCGAGACGGATGGGGCACGCATGTGGCAGGTGCGATGTGACCGGCATCGATCATCGGACTTCATCTCCAAAGTGGCCGAGGTCGACTTTGATCCTGCCGCGCAGGCGCCGCTTTTTCAGCAATTCCTCCAGCGCAGCATGCCGAACCCGGATTATCGGGCGTTCCTTCAGCGGTACGCCGGATATTGCCTGTTGGGGATCACGGTCGAGCAGTGCCTCCTGTTCTTCTATGGAGCCGGGCGAAACGGCAAATCCACCTTCGTCGATCTGATGGTCGACGTTCTCGGCGACTATGCCGTGTCGATGTCCATCGACAGCTTTGCCGGCGACAGCAAGCGCGCCGGCGCGGAGGCGACGCCCGACCTTGCTCGCTTGCCCGGTGCGCGCCTTGTAGCCGCCTCGGAGCCGGAAATGGGTGTCCATTTGAAGGACGCCCTCATCAAGACCTTGACCGGTGGCGAGCCGATCGCCGTGCGGCGGTTGCATCAGGACTTCTTCGAGCTGGTGCCGCAGTTCAAGATTATCCTATCGGGCAACCATAAGCCCATCATCCGCGACGACAGCGACGGTATCTGGCGCCGCGTCCACCTGGTGCCCTGGGAGGTGCAAATTCCTGAAGCGGAGGTCGATCGAGATCTGCCGAGAAAGCTGAAACAAGAGAAGGCCGGCGTCCTTGCCTGGATGGTCAAAGGAGCGCTGGATTACCTGCAGAGAGGCCTGCAGGTGCCCGAAGGCGTCACGGCAGCAACCGCAGAATACCGGGAGGAGAGCGACCCGATCGGAGCCTTCCTGCGGAACGCCTGCCATGTAACCGGCAAAGACATCGATCGCGAGACGCCGGAAGAGCTGTTCAATGCCTATGTGCGATACGCCAAGCGCGAGGGCCTATCTGAATTCAAACAGGCAACCTTCTCCAAGCGGCTGCCGGACCAGACGCGCAAGAGCTGGAAAGGGCAGGACGGGCTAATGCACCAATTCCGGAAGGGGAAGAGCGGCACGACCGTCTATTATGGCATCGTGGTTCGCGATGAATTCCGCTCGACAGGGCAGGGAGAGGCGGCCGCTTCGCCTCCGCCCGGCCGATTTGCCAGCGATGAGCCCTTCCCGGAGGACTTCTGATGCGCTATGCCGGAAAAACCCGGACCCTTTGTGGTGATTTGCTGCCATCGCGAGCTGCATCGTCCCCGCCAAAATTTCTTCGGTGGGACGGAAAACGGGACGATAGGGACGATAAAATTCAGCGTCCCTGCTTTGCGTCCCAATCAAAAGGTGCGGAGTTTCAACGACTTGCGACGGTAGGGACGCTAGGGACGGAAAATCCCGGGTTCTTATGATGCGCGTAAGAAAAGTGCATTGAAAATTTCTCATCAATAAAAAATTCCCAACAGCATCGCATGTGTATGCGTAACTCTAAATTACCGTCCCTAGCGTCCCTACCGCCCCTATCATTGAAAATTGATCAATATTTTCAATGAACCCGGGAAATCAGTTTGGGACGGAAACTTCCGAAATAGGGACGGAAGCCTGCAATTTGGGAAGCAAGGACCCTCGTCATGAAAAAACTCGGCATTGAAGAGCTTCTCACCTGGGCGTTCACGCAGGAACTGTGCAAGGTCGGGGCGACTGGAGCTTCTCCGGCAGGCTTCAGCCAGGCGTGGAGCCTGATGGTCGAAATGGCGTCGCTTGGTACGCTCATCGACCGCAGCCCGAACAGCTATGGCGTGATCCCTGATTTCATCGTGACGGATGATCCGCATCCTGACGCGCTGCTGGTCGGCGACGCGGTGAAATCCCTGGCGCGCCGCGGCGGTTTCGACATTGCCGAGGGATGGAACCCCTTTCCGGAGTGGAGCGACGAGCTTGGCCTGATCGCGGCCGACATTGCAGCCGCCATCCGGCAGGCTTTGTCGAGGCGGGACGCTATGAACGGTCGCCACGTCGTCAGCCTCGTCGCAACGCATGCCATCCTGAAGGCCGGGCCGGATTGGCACGCCGACGAGCCGCAGGTCCGTATGGTCATGCATCGCGGCAAGCCGGCGTGGTTCGTGCAGGCTAAGGCGAAGGACAGCTTCGGCAAGATGCGTTGCTTTGAAGCTGACGGCTACGACCAGCGCAAAAAGCGACCCATGAAGGGCGCCTACCGCAAATACGAGCTGTCGCACTCGCTGGTGTCCGCTGCGCTCTCCAGACTGGACTGGCAACTGTGGCAGGACGCGCTTCTGGTGCTATATACCGAACTTAAGGGGTGCTTGTCGGTCGTTGATTTGCTGCCCTTCGTTCCGAACCGGCAGCCATGGGTGCGAAATGCACGTACGGCTTCTTCGTCCCAACGGATTGAAAACGCTTAGCTTTTTTCTCGAAATCACCCCTTGAATTGCGTCAGTCGGTTGACATACCTTCGAGCCTACAGAATTCGGTACATGAACCCGCTTCGGCAAACGCCGGGCGGGTTTCGCATTTTGCGATGGAGGCGGCCATGCACCCCGGCGCTGTAATGGCGCCAGACGAGAGAAGCCGATGATGGATGCTCAGATCAAAGTCGATCTTCGGCAGTTCAATCGATCCCTAACGGACATCGAGCGAAAGCAGCTTCCCTATGCCATTATGCTCACGCTGAACGAGACGGCCAAGGGTGGTCGCCTCGAAGTCCAGCGAGAGATGGATCGGGTCTTCGACCGGCCAACCCCCTACGCAAAGCGGGGCGTCGTCTATGACCGGGCATCGCGGCAGAACCTGAGGGCAGCGGTTGTCGTGACCGGTGATCGCACCAAGGGCGGCTTGCCTGCGACGGCATTCCTCGGTCCGCAGATCGAAGGTGGCATGCGCACCCATAAGGCCTTCGAGCGGCAGCTAGTCGATCGTGGGTTGATGCAGCGTAACCTGGTGGCCGTGCCAGCAAAGCGGGCGCCGCTCGATCGCTACGGCAACATGACGCAAGGGTTTCTCAACCGCGTCATGGCCGACCTGCAGATCGACTATCGTGGCGCTGGTGCGACCCGCACCCGCACATCATCGTCGCTCAAGCGGAACAAGAACTACAAGAACGCGCGGTTCTTCGTGCCGAAGCAGCCTTCGCACCTCTACCCGGGCGTTTACCAGCGTGATCCGGCAACGAACGCGATCCATCCGGTGATCCTGTTCGTACCTCAGGTCTCGTATCGCATCCGTCTTCGCCTTCGCGAGGTCGTCGAGCGGTATGTGGTCGCCAACGTCCACGATCATTTCGCCGTCGCCTTTCAGCGGGCGGTTCGGACGGCCCGATAGGCTCTCCGACGGTTCGCGGGTCCTTCCTGGCATCCGCCAGCCTGCGGGTATTTGGCACGGCGGAGGTTGTCCAGTCTGAGCGATTTTTTGAAGCCTAAAGTCAGAGCCTAAACTAAAGAGCCGGGCTAAAGAACGAGCGTTCCTAAAGATGAGCCTTGCAGCTGACATCATGACGAAGAGCGCGTTTGCGGCTCATGTCGGCGTCAGTGCCGGGCGCATCTCGCAGTACATCGCCGAGCGGAAGATCTTCGGCGATGCGCTCGAAGGCGAGGGGCGGAACGCGAAGATCCGCGCATCGGTTGCGGTCGAGCAGCTGCGCAAGACCCTCGATCCGTCGCAGCGGTTCGGAGCGAACGGCGCGGCGACGCGATCGGCGCCGGCACCACCAGCTTCCGAGCTGTCGTTTGAGGTGCAGGAGAAGCCGAAGGCGCCTGTGAAGCCGACCGTCATCGTCGACCCGTTTATTGACGAGGTCGCGGCCGAGAAGCTGAAACAGCAAAAGATCACCACCGCGCGCATGGAGCGCGAGGAAGCTCTCGAGCTCGGCCGGTACATGCTGACCGACGACGCCCGGCGAGAGATGGTCAAGGCCGTGGCCGAGGCGTTCAAGGTCATGGAGCAGGCCATCCCCGAGATGGCCAAGGCGATCGCCGCGCAGTTCTCGGTGTCGACCCACGATGCGACCCATGTGCTGCTGAAGGCCTTTCGGGACCATCGGGCTAAGAAGGCGCGCGACCTCGCTGACGCTGCGGCCGAGTTGGACGAGCATGTCGAGGACGAGCAGCCATGACCGTGCTGTTCAATCCTGAGCGGCTCGCTCTCAGCGTGCTTGCCGAGATCTGCGAGCCGCCGCCGGCAGTCGATTATCTCGACTGGGCGAAGCGGAACATCGTGTTCTCGGAACGCATCACGGACCATCCGGGGCCGTACAACGAAGACCTCGTGCCGTTCTTCTCGGAGATCCTGCGGGCGTTGTCGCCCGAAGATCCGTGCAACATCGTCAGCCTCGCGAAGTCGGCGCAGATCGGCGGTACCATCTGCGCAAACATCTTCACGCTCGGCTCGCTCGACATGGCGCCCGGCGATTTCCTCTATGTCCATCCGACGGAGGAGAACGCCGCCCGCTGGTCGAAGACGAAGCTGATGCCGCTGGTGCGCGAGATGCCCGCGGTCGCCAAGCTGTTCTCGCAGAACAGCCGCGATGCGAGCAATTCGGTGCTTTACAAGGAACGGATCGACGGGCGCGGCGCCATCCAGGCTGCCGGTGCCAACTCGCCGGCGGGCCTGTCGATGATCTCGCCGCGAAAGCAGGTTCAGGACGATCTTGCCAAGTGGCAGATGAACGAGGCCGGTGATCCGGAGGTTCAGGCGGACAGCCGCAGCAAGGCATTCTTTAACGGCAAGATCTTCAAGATCTCGACGCCGATGGTCTCGCCTGGCTGCAAGATCACGTCGAACTATCAGGAAGGGACGCAGGAGACCTATCACGTCCCATGTCCGCACTGCCACGAGCTGCAGGAGCTGCGCTGGGAGAACATGCGGGATCACATCGATCCCGAGCATCCCGAGCAGGCGCATTTCGTCTGCATCCATTGCGGCTGCGAGATCCACGAGCACCATCGCGAATGGATGGTGAAGCCGGAAAACGGCGCGAAGTGGGTTGCCAAATATCCGGAGCGCGGCCGCCGCCATCGGTCCTTCCGCATCTGGATGGCCTATTCGCCATTCGAACGCTGGGAGAACCTGGCGCGCGAGTGGCTGACGGTCCAGGCCGGCGGACCGGAGAACCGGGAAAAGGGCTCCGGCGCCGAGCAGACGTTCTGGAATGACTGGCTCGGGCTCGCCTTCGAGGCAGACAACAAGGCGATCGATTGGGAAGTGCTCAGGGATCGCGCCGAGGACCACGGTTTTCAGCGCGGTGTCATCCCGGCCGAGGCGCTGGCGCTGGTGCTGGGCATGGACGTGCAGGGCGAC